GGATATGATGCTAATGGTAGTGGGGAAATGAATTTTACTTCATCATTTAATAATTCTACTTCCGCTATTACTTCAATTACCATTGTAGTTGGCACAGGTAATAGTTATGTCCAATACTCACACTTCGCCCTATACGGCATAAAGGGGGCATAGCCAATGGCAATTACTTACGAGCCGATAGCAACGACAACGCTAAGTAGCGCACAGGCAACTGTGACTTTTTCAAGTATTAGTGGAATTTACACCGACCTTGTTTTGATTATGTCTGCCTTTGGAAGCGTATCTGGTCAAGATATAAGAGTTCAAGTCAATTCAGACACGGCAAGTAATTATTCTCTAACTCGTCTAGTCGGATATACAACTGCTTTTAGCAACAGAGCAAGTAATGCGACTTATTGGCAAATTACAAACTCAGTAGGTATTGGTTCTTCCTCGTCAGACCCAACAGCAGATGTAATTCAGTTTATGAATTACTCAAATACGACTACAAATAAAACTATCCTTGTGAGGCACAATCAACCACAAAGTTCTTTGATGGAAACTGCTGCTCAAGTAGGTTTATGGCGTAGCACTAACGCAATTACATCTATCACTTTTAGTTTGAGTAGTGGTAATTATTCCTCAGGCTCAACCTTCACCCTCTACGGCATAAAGGCTGCGTGACCTATGGCAAATACTTATGAGGCAATAGCAACTGTGACTGTTGGTAGCGGTGGGGCGGCTAATATAGAGTTCACTAGCATACCTGGAACTTATACTGATTTGGTGTTAAAAATAAGTGGCAGACACGATACAAGCAGCGACCAAGGCATTTTCATAAAGTTTAATGGTTCTACTTCAAACAGGTCGCATCGTTATGTGGCTGGTAATGGGGCTACCACTGAATCAAGCAGTGGAACAGATGGCTATATTGGTTCTATTCAAGGAACTAATGCAACAGCAAGCACATTTAATAATACAGAGGTTTATATTCCTAATTATGCAAGCAGTAATAATAAATCATCTTCCATAGATAATGTCACTGAAAACAATGCAACAACTGCGTATCAAAATTTAGTTGCTGGACTTTGGAGCAACAGCGCTGCTATTACAACAGTCACAATTACAGTTGGTAATGGAACGCAAAACTTCGTCCAATATTCAACCGCCACCTTATACGGCATTAAAAACTCCTAAGAAAGGAAAACAATGACACACAAACTCGTAGTGGACTGCTCAACAGGAGTAGTCGCAGAGGTAGAACTAACTGCTGAGGAAATCGCACAGCGTGAGGCAGATGCAGTTGCTTTTGCTGCACAGAAAGCAGCAGAGGAAGCAGAGGCACAGGCTAAGGCAGAGGCTAAGGCAAGTGCCGAGGCTAAACTTGCAGCACTTGGTTTAACAGCAGAAGAAATCGCAGCCTTAAACAAGTAAAGTTTTTCATCGGGGATTCATAGCTTCTAAATAGGAGAGAAATGGCTTCCTCGAACGCAATCACAGTCACATCAACAGGAGTTCTCATCATTGAAACTTATGGTGAGTATCGTGATGTCCACCTTCGCAATGTTGGATCGCACGCGATGTATGTCGGTGGGCAAGGTGTGACAACTGCCAATGGTTTTAGTATCCCGAAAGATGCTTATATCAATTTCAGAATGGCACCAAAGTCGCAGTTGTATGCAATAACAAGCAACAATGAAACTGGCGTTGCCTCGATGCTATTTATGGAGCCATAGAATGAACATAACCGATTGGGCAGGCTTTATTGTCGCCCTGATAAGCATAATTGGCTCAGTTGCCCTTGGAGTCAAATGGCTCGTCAAGCACTATCTAGCCGAACTCAAGCCCAATGGGGGCAGTTCAATAAAGGACAAAGTGTCAGTTTTAGAGGATAAGGTTGACTTCCTAACCGACCTAGTGAAGCAGGCATTGAGAAAATAATGTGTTCGCAACTTGATAAGTTCCTAGAAGTGGCAGCAGGCGAAGTTGGCTACATTGAAGGCCCTGCCGATAATCAAACAAAATATCAAAAGACAAATCAGCCTTGGTGCGGTGCATTTGTCAATTGGGTTGCAAAACAGGCAGGTGTCAAAATCCCTGACTGCACCTACACACCGGCAGGGGCAAAGGCGTTCGCCGAGGCGAAGCGTTGGCAAGGTATTGCCGAGGCCGAGCCAATGCCAGGTGATTTAGTATTTTTCGACTTCCCAAATGATTCACTCGAGCGCATCTCTCACATCGGCATCGTGGAGCAGGTCAAGGACAATGGAACTGTTGTCTGCATTGAGGGCAACACCGCCCCCGACACTAAGGGCGATCAACGCAATGGCGGGCAAGTTGCCCGTAAGATACGCGCCTACAAAGTAAAGAATCGTGGCAAACTCAAGCCATCTCTGCCAGTGTTCATCGTGGGCTTTGGCAGACCAAAGTTTAAGGAGTGCAAATGTTCGACAAAGACAAAGCAATCGCAATCGCTAACACCTACGCAAGAGCAGGAGCAGCCGCAGTCGCAGCTCTCTACCTTGCCGACCCATCGCGCCCTCTAAAAGATTATCTTGCCTGCTTTATTGCAGCAGTCATTGGCCCTGTCCTAAAAGCCATTGACCCAAAGGCGACAGAATTTGGTCGCGGAAGTAAGTAGAGAAATGAATCGGGGGAAGATTTTGGATGAGGCTAAACGCCTCACCGCAACGGATCGTCAAAGTATTTATGGCGACCCTTACATAAATCACAAACGCATTGCAGACCTGTGGAGTGTTTATCTTGAAACTGAGATAAGCCCTTCACAGGTCGCTTTGTGTTTATGCCTTGTCAAAATTGCTCGGCTGATAGAAACACCTGACCACTTAGATAGCATCATCGACTTGGCGGCTTACACCGCTATTTATGGGGAAATCAATGATAGTGAAAAATAACCTAGTGCTTGTGCCAACTAGAGGCAGGCCAAAGAATGCAGTTGAAGTCTTGCAAGCACATAGAGAGTTTTCTTGTCGCTCTGATTTGCTCTTTGTTGTGGACAAAGATGATGATGAGATAGTCAATTATCGAAGCTCGGTCGGTATTGAATACATCCTAGAAATTGAAAATACCACACGGGGGATGGCTTATCCTGTCAATGTCGCTGCCAAGAAGTATGTCAATGAATATGACTTTTTCACCTTCATTGGCGATGACCATAGATTCAGAACGCCAGATTGGGATATTGCATTGAGTAGGGCAATAGGCAGCGCCCCTGGCGTGGCTTATGGCAATGACCTATTGCAAAGTGAGAACTTGCCAACTGCCGTGATGTTGTCAAAAGCCATTGTCAGCGCCCTTGGCGGGATGGTGCCACCGAAACTTCGCCACTTATACCTTGATAACTTTTGGAAGCGACTAGGTGAAGACCTTGGAAATCTTGTCTATGTGCCTCAAGTAATCATTGAGCATTGCCATCCACTAGCAGGCAAAGCCGAGTGGGATGAAGGCTATCGCTTGGTAAATGCCCGCGAGATGTATTCATTCGATGCCTTGGTCTATGACAATTACATCAAGAGCGAGGACTACCAAGTTCTCTTGCGAGATTTATCGAAATGAGAGCAATTGCCTTCTCGCTCTATGGCAATGATCCGCGCTACACCATCGGAGCTATTAAGAACGCAATTCTTGGCTCGCGTTATTTTCCTTTTGAGGATGGCTTCCGTTTAGTTTTCTATTGTGGACAAAGCGTTGAAGAATGGGTCATCAGCACCTTGAATCTTGTCAAAGGCGTGAAGATTGTCAGGATGAGTGAGGCAGAAGATAACACTGCAAGGCTTTGGCGTTATCTTGCTTTTGCTGACCCGCAGTTTGAAGTTGTCATCTGCCGTGATGCCGATGCTCGCCTCTCCTTCCGCGACCGAATCGCTCACGAAGAATGGGAGCAATCAGGTCTTGATTATCACATCATCAAAGACCATCCAATAGGTCACAACTATCCAATAAGCGCAGGGATGTTTGCCGGCAAGACCTACAAGTTTCGAGATATGGCAGAACTAATCGCATCAGAGAATCCAGGTGATTTCTACACCACAGACCAAGCATTTCTTGAAACTGTGATTTATCCAAGGGTCAAGGATTCGGTTTTAATTCACGATCCGTTTTACAACACACCTATTGAGGGCAAATCAATTAGAACAGGCATTGCCTTTGATGCGCCAACTAAACTTTCCCACATTGGCGCAGCTCTTGATGAGAATGACCGCTTTATCTTTAGAATTGACCGCGATGCTCAATTGGCAGAAGCCAACACTGAGAAATATAAATATGAGAGCGACAGGTGGGGGAAATGAAAATCCTGATAACAGGCGATGAAGGCTTTGTCGGCACTAACTTCAAGAAGCATCTTGATAGCAAGAACAACCAAATCACCGGCATTGACATAAAGAATGGGCGCGATGTCCGTGACTTCTTTGCCAAAGATGACACCAAGTTTGATGTGGTCATCCATCTCGCGGCCATTGTCGGTGGCCGTGCCACCATCGAAGGAAATCCTTTGGCAGTTGCCTCTGACCTTGCCATCGATGCCGACTTATTTCAATGGGCGCTTCGCACTCGCCCTGGTCATTTAGTTTATTTCTCATCCTCTGCTGCCTATCCGATTTTCTTGCAACGCGCTGAATACAAACAGAAGTTGAAAGAATGGGATATAAACCTTGACCACATCAGAACGCCTGATTTGACCTATGGATGGGCAAAGTTATCAGGCGAGAAACTTGCCTCTTATGCTCGCGCCGAAGGCTTAAACATCACCATCCTTCGCCCATTTTCAGGATATGGCACGGATCAAAGCCTTGACTATCCATTCCCTTCATTTATCAAGCGAGGCAGAGAGAAAGAAGCGCCTTTTAATGTTTGGGGCAAAGGAACGCAGGTGCGCGACTTCATCCACATTGAGGACATCGTAAGAGCTACCTTTGAGGCAATACGAAACAAAGTTGAGGTTTCTAATCTCTGCTCAGGTAGAGCGACATCTTTCATTGAATTAGCAGAACTTGTGATGATGCAGGCAGGTTATTTGGCTGAAATAAAAACCAACCCGACTGCACCTGTTGGGGTTGCATATCGGGTTGGCGACACTCGCAAAATGCTCTCCTTCTATGAGCCTCGCATCTCTTTGGAAGAGGGCATTGACCGAGCCTTGAAGGGTATTTAGAACTCGCGCTCCATCTTCTTGATTGTTCGGTTGATGTATTTAGGTGAAGCCCAATCCATAAACCATTGCGGAAAGATGACCGCGCTTGGTTGGCGTTTTGGCATAAATAACACCATCAGAAGTGGAATCCAAAAGCCATAGAAGGCTGAGAGGAAAGCCCAAAAGAAGATGTTTCTGCCAATTGCAAAGGCATAGAAGGCAGTGAAGAAAACAATAAGCAAATCCCAACCATTCATTTAGCACCATCCCATCACAGGGGCAGGCTCAATGTCTTTGACAACTTCATAGAACTTGCCATTTTCGTGAAGTGATCCTGCGGTGACTACATATCCATTGAACTTAATATCAACGCCATTGCGCAATTTGCCAGGATATGTGGGCGCAGTAGCTTGATAGTAGAGATGCAGACCATCACCTGTTTCAACTGTGAATGTGTTGGTATCTAAGCCTTCAGTTGTTCCGCCATTTCGATAGTCAACATCAAAGACGACAAGACCTGATGGCGCACAAGCAATGGCAATGTTTAGAAGCGGTGACTTACTAAACCATTTATTGACAACCTTTGGGTTGTTGCTCGCTGACTTATAGCCTTGCTTTGCTATTGGAAAGAATGGCGTTTTCTGTTGAGGATAGCAAGGCATCACATACCAACCGCGTTCGGCAAAGGCAGTTGCAATTTCGGCAGTTGTCATTTGACTAACCCCCAAAGCAAATTTGAAGCAGTGTCGTGGAAAGCGGTCAATGTCTTATTGCCTTCTTCTTCTGCTTGATGCAATTGCTTCAAGTGCCACTCAAGCAAAGTCTGAATGTCTAACTTTTCTTGTGTTGTCATTTGACGAACTCCTTTAAGAAGTCATTGATGGCTTCTGAAACTGTCTTGCCTTCTGACTTTGCCTTCGCCTGCGCCCTTCGCCACAACTGTTCTGAAACTCTAATTGAACGAATCTTTTTCATTATGCCAACGCCTTAACAAGTGAGTAATACTTCTCGCGGGCTTGATCAAAAGTTGGAGCGTGGGCAATAACGCTGAAATACTTGTCGTCTTTATTTTGCAGCGAAATAATCCAGTCACCCTTGCCACCGGATACGCTGACAAACTCTAAACGCCACATTGCATCAAAACTAATATATTTTGAACGGGTTACTTGCAACAACTTGCTTTCGTTGATTTCCATTTTTTTTCCGTTTCTTGGAGCTACTACCTTTCGCCCCAATAAGATGACAATAACCTATGTGTGGGCGTTTGTCCATACACAAGCAATAGACGGCCTCGGCGTGTCGGACTAGGATGTCAGCCCTTCCCCTCATACTTAGGGCAACACGAAAGGGGAATTATGCAATACGCACTATTCGGCGGTCTGATGGCCGTTCTAGGGCTTCTGTGGGCTATTTTAGCCCTCCACGATGACCCATTGAGAGAAGGTATCAGACAGGCGCAAGCGTGGTCTAAAAGCCAAAACAGACTCAGGAAGGTGCTTTCTGAATGAACCTATTTTCAGTCCACAACGCCTCTGATGGCTCATTTGTTGTCTATTTAGAAGAACAAGATGCCAACCTAGACCTCTTGGAAGATGTCGTAGGTCAGGTGCCTTTATTGGCTTTATCTCGCCTGGCAGAGCATTCTCGCCTAGAAGTTATCAATCAACCTGAAGCTGCAAGGCTTCTTGACAAGGTGCGCCAGCAATTGCCTGATGTCACAGTCAAGGTTGCGCAGATAAATGAGGATGAGGCGTTGGCATTGGCCGAGGCTCTTATCGATTCAGTGAAGTTTGCCCGCGCCATCGCCGGTCGCCCGATGAAACTTGAGTTGGTTAAATAATGGCTAACCCCAATGGTCGCAAAGGCGCTGCATTTGAAATCGGAGTTCTCAAGTGGTTGCGATCTCGCGGTGTCAATGCAGAGCGTTTGCGACTATCGGGTAGCAGAGATGAAGGCGACATCATT